AACCATAAGATTGTTAGAGAAGTTAGGTGCAGCGTTCGAAAACTTTTATATGTTTGCCGGTAATCACGACTTGTACTACAAAGACAAGCGTGATATCAGTTCAACTGAGTTTGCAAGACACATACCAGGCATTACCGTTGTAGATCAAATGATGGTCCAAGACGATGTTGCACTGGTTCCGTGGTTAGTCGGCGATGAGTGGAGGAAGATCGAAAAGTTAAAAGCAAAATACTTGTTTGGTCACTTCGAACTCCCATCGTTCTATATGAACGCTATGGTACAGATGCCCGACCACGGAGAACTAAAAGCCGAACACTTCAAGAATCAAGAGTATGTGTTCAGTGGTCACTTCCATAAACGTCAGAAGCAAGGTAAGATTCATTACATTGGTAATGCCTTTCCACACAACTATGCAGACGCTTGGGACGACGAACGTGGTATGATGATACTGGATCGTGAAAACGATGCAGAGCCAGAGTACATCAACTGGCCAGAGTGTCCTAAGTACCGTACAGTTAAACTATCTCAACTGATTGATCAAAAAGATACACTAATTAAACCAAGCATGTACCTAAGAGTCACTCTTGATATTGATATCAGCTTTGAAGAAGCAACATACATCAAAGAAACTTTTATGGAAACATACAGTTGCAGAGATATTACACTAATTCCTCAAAAACACATCGAGGAAATTAATACTAACCTAGACATTGAACAGTTTGAAAGTGTTGATCAAATTGTAAGCAACGAGATACAAGCTATCGACAGTGAACAGTTCAATAAAAAACTATTATTAGATATTTACAACGAGTTAGCATGATAAAAATTAAAGACCTAACAGTAAAAAACTTCATGAGTGTGGGCAATGTGACCCAAGCAGTTGACTTCAACAAGGAGCAACTCACTCTAGTGCTTGGTGAAAACTTAGACCAAGGCGGAGACGATACCGGCTCACGCAATGGTACTGGCAAGACTACTATTATTAATGCACTTTCGTATGCATTGTATGGCCAAGCACTAACTAACATCAAGCGAAACAATTTAATAAACAAAACCAACAGTAAGGGCATGTTGGTCACACTAAATTTTGAGAAAGCTGGAAACAAATATCGCATCGAGCGTGGACGATCTCCTAATGTTCTCAAGTTTTATATCAACGACCATGAACAAAAAGAAAATATAGACGAATCTCAAGGCGATAGCCGTCAAACACAAAAAGAAATTGATGGATTGCTAGACATGAGCCACGATATGTTCAAACATATTGTTGCACTTAATACCTACACCGAGCCGTTCTTGAGTATGCGAGCCAATGATCAACGTGCAGTGATTGAACAGCTATTAGGCATTACTATCCTTACTGAAAAAGCAGACATGCTCAAAGAAAAGGTTAAACAAACCAAGGACGGTATCACCGAAGCAACACTAAAGATCAATACAATTGAAGCAAGTAATAAAAAAATACAACAAAGTATTGAAACACTTGCAGGCAGACAACGTGCTTGGAATTCAAAAAGAAAAACTGACGAAGAAAAATTAAAACTCGGCATTGAAGAACTTGAAAAACTTGACATTGATGCAGAATTAGAAGCACACGACAAGCTAACCAATTGGACTGAACTTAACAATCGTATTACAAGTTTTAATAAAGAAAAAGCAACATTAGAAGGAGCTCTTATGCGAGCGACTAAAAGTGTTAACAAGGCAGAAAAAGATATTTCTGAACTCGACGATGCTATGTGCTACACTTGTGGACAAGAACTTCATGCAGATAAAAAAGCAGAGATTGAAAACAAAAAACAAAAAGAACTAACTGATGCATTTGCATATCAAACTGAAGTTGCTGATAAGTTAGAAGCAACTATGGAATTGTTAAATGAAATTGGTGATATTAACGGACGACCAAATACGTTTTACGAAAGTGCAAAAGAAGCATACGAACATAGAAATAATGTAGATAATTTACGTGCAGCATTGATAAGTAAACAGCAAGAAGAAGATCCTTATCAAGCACAAATTAACGATTTAACCGATACTGCATTACAAGAAATTGATTGGCAACCGGTAAACGACTTGACTAGTTTGCGTGAACATCAGGACTTTCTTCTTAAACTATTAACAAACAAAGACAGTTTTATACGCAAAAAGATCATTGATCAAAACCTAGCGTACCTAAACAACAGGCTCACATATTATTTAGACAGACTAGGCTTACCACATCAAGTACAATTTCAAAACGATTTGTCAGTTGAGATTACACAACTAGGACAAGACTTAGACTTTGATAACTTGAGCAGAGGCGAACGCAACAGGCTAATACTAGGAATGAGTTTTGCATTTAGAGACGTTTGGGAATCATTGTACCAAGGTGTAAACTTGCTGTTCATTGATGAACTTATTGACAGTGGCATGGACACTGCCGGAGTTGAAGGTGCGCTTGCTGTACTTAAAAAGATGGGCAGAGAGCGTATGAAAAATGTATTTCTTATTTCGCACAAAGACGAACTTGTTGGCAGAGTTAATCACGTTATGAAAGTTATCAAAGAAAATGGATTTACTTCATATGAAAACGATATCGATATTATAGAATGACAGACGACACACATGATAAATTAATGCAGAAGGTTCTTGATTATTTGTCCGCAAGTGAAGACTTTGAAAGACTTCCAAGCGAGCGCAGCAAGCGTAGAATAAGAAGAGAACTTAGAGAACTGATTGCGTTGTGTAAAACTAGAGCAGAAGAAGCAAGGCAACGATACAAAACAGACTTGGCTGAGATCCGTGCTAGTGGCAAGTGGGCTGTTAACATTGGCAAAGCCAATCATCAAAGGAAAAAGAAAAAATGAAGATTACAGTTGTAGGTGGTGGATTTGCAGGAGCATTAACAAGTTCATTCTTAGCAAAAGAATTTCCTAATGCAACTGTTGAAATGATTCATAGTCCTAAAGTAGGAACTATTGGTGTTGGTGAAAGTATTAGTCCTCACTTACCCGGAATGTTTGGTGCATTAGGTATAGACGAAAAACGTTTTATGCAAGAAACAAATGCCCTATTCAAGTATGGAAACCACATGGAAGACTGGACAGATACAGCCGATGGTGGTAAAGATGTTTTGCGTAATTTTTATTGGAGCAACTACTACAACAAAGAAACAATTTGGCAAAATGTTTCTCAAGTTGGGCCAGAGGACTTGAGAACAAGTGATGTATGGTTAGATGTTTACCGCAATGGCACAGCACCAGACTTAGATGTGTATCATCATAATAGCGAAGGTTATCAATATTGTAAAGATTTAAAAATGCCCTTTGACGACAATGGCAACTATCAACTTCCTGCTACAGGATCATATGCTTATCACATCGATGCGGAAAAGTCTGCACCTTGGTTAATTGAAAATGTTTGCAAGAAATATGGCGTAATTGAAACTATTGCACACGTAGAAACTGTAAACACAGATGACAAAGGCATTAGCAGTATTGTACTTGAAGATGGAACAGAAGTCACCAGCGACTTATGGATGGACTGCACAGGTTTAGGTAGATTGCTAATTGGAAAACTAACAGACGAATTTATACAAAACCCTGCAAACAAAATGAATAGTGCTTGGGTTTGTCCAATACGTTATGAAGACAAAGATGCTGAATTTGTTAACTATACAAGAAGCATTAGACGTGACATGGGCTGGCAATTTAAAATTTGCCTCGATGCTCGTATGGGGACTGGATTAGTTTACAGTGACGAATATTTTAGCGACGACGAAGCACTTGAATGGTTTAAAAATGAAATTGGAGATCGAAATATTCGTCCACCACGTTTGTTAAAATGGAAACCTGGAAGATTAAAAACTCCAAATGTCGGAAACTGTTTTGCTATTGGAATGTCAGCATCATTTTCAGATCCTCTTGAAGCAAATGCTGTTGCTAGTATTATTGCAAGTGTAAAACGTGTTGCTTGGATGCATCAACGTGACTTGGATAAAGATTATTACAATCGTAAAATGAATAATTACTTTCAAGACATTGCAGATTATACAGCAGTTCATTATACTTTGAGCAATAGAGGTAATAATCATTTTTGGCAAGACATGAGACGCATTGGTGAAGAACTAAATCATAAACAACTTGTAAAAGAAAAATATTACAACATGGCAAACTGTATGGACAGTTGCATAGGTTATGTTTCACTGTTTGTCGATGTAAACTGGATAGATATTGCCAACAACTGGATGGACAAACAAGACTTAGAGGATTGGCCTACACAGTCTACTCCTGAACAACAACAAGCGTATATTAGAAGAGTACGCAACGAAAAATTATTACACGAAATACAAGCGTCAAATAATAAAAAATCAATTGACATTTTTTATAAAATGTTTAATAATATAGAAGAACACAATAAAGGCTTACACAAGTGGCCGTCAAAATATCTAAATGAAATGTTTGGCGGTGCTTGGCAACAAACTATAGGCAAACCAAAAACGGAATCAAAAATATAATCTCATAATACATACAGTATGAATTGGACATATCAAGGTAAAGAAATAACTGAAATACCAGACGAGTACGAAGGATTTGTTTATCTTATTACCAATTTAACTAACAATCAAAAATACATAGGCAAAAAACTAGCAAAGTTTAAAACTACCAAGCCACCACTCAAAGGCAAGAAGAATAAACGTAGAGGCTACAAAGAAAGCGATTGGAAGACTTACTATGGTAGCTCTGACAGACTAAACGCAGACGTAGCAAAACTAGGCGAAAAGCATTTTACAAGAGAAATATTATACCTATGTAAAGGTAGGGGCGAAATGTCCTACATAGAGGCAAGAGAACAGTTTGATAGGCGTGTACTTGAAACTGATGAATACTATAATGGTATCATTAATGTTAGAGTAGGCGGGTCAGACAAACTCAAACAGGCATTGTTAGAACATCATCTCCAGGCAAAGCATTCCAACACTTAAGGTTGGCGGGCCAGTTTATAATACCGCTGTGGAAAAAGCTCTCGTATAGAAGCACACGTACATATTGATTGACACACCAGAGTGTGGAAGCCACCAAACAAATTGGGCTCACCGGTTGATATAGATTGTTTTGTTGGCAGTCGAAAAACACAAACACAGTACATAAAAACTCTTTAGCAATAGGAACGAAGCGAGAGGTAATGTTTTATAAACTGCACATTAACTTGTTTAATGTACAATTTATGTAACATATGTCGACGTAGGTTGGGAAAGGTCAGAGCCCATTGTACTTTGTGTATAAACAAATAACCTACTTCCAAGTCTCGGCTGATATGACTCACATGAAGCGTATTTTGAGATTAAGCGGAACCGTAATAGGTTCCGTCTGACCAAAACAATCTACATGAAACTAAAGTGCTTCGCACTTATTAATTAAATATATATGTGTTGAGTGATAACGAAAACACAGATGAACGTTAGTTCATCTTATAATAACTAAATACATTACACACTTGGAACACCTCTGAATGAAATTATCTGATTTATTATTTGAAACAAACATACTATTAGAAGACGAAACCTTTGTTGTAAGGAAAACACCTGATGGAAGACGTTGGGCTGTATATAATACAACATCGGGTTCACCTGTGTTTATATCAGGTCATAAAGCAAAAAGCGGTGCTGAAAGAGCAGCAGAGAGATTAAGAAATCCAGTTCCTCCTACTCCAAGAAATGATAATGCTCCGTCTGATGATAATAGAAGAAGAAGACGAGGTGGTAATAGAACTCCAGCAGCTACTCCAGAGCCTGATGCAGCTAACGTTGGCAACGAAACAAGTCAAAAAAATATAAGACAAGGTTTAGTTCAACGAGGTAATAAGTGGACACTAGTGCTTCCAGATGGAAAAACTATTATAGAAAATATTACCAACGAAGCAGATGCCGAACGTTTAAATGCTCGCATGATAGAGATGCAAGGGCAAAATAAAACACCTGAACAGATTACCCGTGAATTTAAAAACCCTAGTAGACTTGCAGCACTAGGTATTACCGGCCAGCCAAGAGCGACAGAGTTTTCTATAAAAAGAAACATTGCTAACTATAATTTAAATGAAGCAATAGCTAAAGTTGGTGTTAGAAATGGCCGTGTTGCTCAATGGTTTACTACTGCAAGAGGACCTATGCGAGCTATTGGTGCTATTGGCGGCAGCAGAGTTGCTGCTATGTTTGCTATTTTTTACGGAATGATGGTAGCAATAGACGAAATAGATGCTGAAATGGAAGAACTACCACCAGGTAGTGATAAACTAAATGAACTTCAAAGAGAAGCAGAAATTATTGCAGGACAAGCATATCTTACTCTTACATCAATTATTTTAACATTCTTTTTAAGTTTCAATAGACTTAGAGCACTAGTAAGAGTGTTAAAAAACACTGTACGAGGAGCAGCAGTAGCAGCAGGTGCAGCAACCGGCTCGATTGTACCAGGTGCAGGTACCGTAGCAGGTGCAGTAGCAGGATTTGCACTTACAGAAATTGCCAGTGCTGGCCTATTACTTATTTTATCTCAACCTTCCACACATAGATGGTTTGCAAAATATATTACTGATACTATTTTTGGCGATGCATTTCAGTTTGTTGGTAGCAATGCTAACGCTGCATTGCAAAAGGTTGCTGCAATGGTAGGCGGTGCATATGGCACAGGATTTTTATTAAGATCGTTTTCAACAGAAGCAATGCAGTCTGGAGGAGTAGAAGGCGAGTACTATTCAGATAGTGAATGGGCTAAACTTGTGTTTGGCGGTTTGATGTTCGGCGAAGGAGAAGATAGTAAATTAGTACCTTATATCACTCCTTCAAGGAGAGAACAGTTGTTAAATGAAACCTTAGGAATTTCAGAAACACCGGAAGTTAATTCTCCTCAAGCAGCACCAGGTGCTAATCCTGAAACTTCAAGCGAGCCAGGAATGCCTGTAAACCCTGATGCACAAGCAGGCCCGCAATAATTACAACAACGGCATTTTAGCTGTTTTTGTATTTTCAATGTTTTCTTTTATAATATGAGACATAATTTCTTGATCTTCTAAATCAGTGTTGTACATAAGCTGATCAACTGTGACTCCACCTCTCATGTACCATGCCATTCTATAACAGCCTTCTTTAATTTGTTTTATGTCGCCTTCTAAATCCTTGGCTAACGAAAGTACTTGGTTGTCTTCTAGTTTCGTTAGCCTTTTGCGAAAAAATCCGAACTGTCCAGAGATACTCTAAGTTTTTCTTCGTTGCCACATGCTTCGCATTTTATATCTTCTAATGGCAATGTCCACTCAGTGATATTAATTTCAATTTGTTTTTTAACTGAATGAAATAATGCTGCATCTTGGCTGTTTAAAAAGTTAGCAATTTCTTCAGGATTATTTTCAATTTCGCCATCTACTTCAACTGATTTTACCTGATTGATTATACTTGCTAGAGTAAGATCGTTTATTTGATCTACAATACTTTGTATTATCTTTTCTTTTTCGTTATCGTCTTCGATCTTTGGAACTTGAAAGTTTAATGCACGACTAAATCCTGTTTGTCTTTTTTGAATGTCTGTCCATTGTCTATATGTTAATGGATGTAATTTTATAATAAAATTTTCATACTGTAATGTATCGTTGTACGATTTGCTAGAGTACATATCTAAATATTTTTGTAAATCGACCTCGTATGCATTTTCTTCTCCGCACTTACCGCATTTACTTGCTACTGTCATATGTTGTCCATAGGTTGCCATACGAATTGCCATAAGAATACTATCTGTATCAATAGTTCTTATATTCCACGGATCTAATATTGCAGGAATGCAACTTTTTATATTACGTATTGTTGATTCGCCTGTCACTAATGCATCCGGCGTTTTAAATCCAATTTCGTCATTGGCTGTCATACTAAAAACTGCAAGATTAGATGAAGTTCCTTCAGACACTATGTTTTCATCATACCATTTTCCGTTGCTGGGTAAATCGATGTATAATTTAGGCTGTCTTTGAAATTGTCGCAAAGGACTATTTGAATTTTCCATGTGTTTTCCTATTAGGTAAATACTATAGTATATTTATTTGACAATAATATAGGAGTATATCGATTTGGCAGAAGAAACAGCAGCAGGTCTGTTTGGGGGCGATTTATCAAACCTACGCAAACAATTAGGTGGTACAGCTAATACTGCTATTGGTCTGGGCGGAGCATTACTCACTGGTCAACAAAATCTTACTGCATACAGTGGAGCACTAAAAGACAATACTAAAGCGTTTGGTGTACTCGGCGGCGCAGTTGGTAAAGTTGTTGACGGACTTGCTACTTTTGCAGAATCGAGTTTAGCAGAATACCAAGCACTTACTGGACTTGGTGCAACATTTAACAAAGAAGTCAAAGATATCAAAGTTGCTGCTGCTGAATTAGGCATGACAGTTGAAGATATGACAGGGTTCTTGAGAAAGAATAGCGTATCTTTAAGAGCGTTTGGTGGTACAACTGATACAGCTATTGCTAATTTTAAAGCATTGTCTAATACCGTTCTTGACAGTAGAGAATTAGGCACTGAGCTGCGTAGATTAGGGTTTACTACCAAAGATATTAATGAAAATCTAGCATTGTATGGTGAAATTACAGATGCTAACAGTAGAACTGATAAACTAAGTGTACAAGAGCAAGCAGCAAGTGCCAAAGAATTAATGGTACAACTCGATAGTCTTGCAAAGCTAACTGGTAAAAATAGAGATGACCTTGCAGATGAAATGCGAGCACGTAGACGCCAAGGTGATGTAAATGCATTTTTAAGTGGCAAGAATGCTGAAGAACAACAGGCATTTATGGAACAATTAAACACAATGCAAGCAACAATGGGTCAAGATGCTGCTGATGCGTTTGTAGATATTGCATTGCGAGGCGCTCCTACTACAGAAGCAACACGAGGTGCTATGCTTGCAATGGGCAGCGGCGCAGATCAACTGTATGATGCGGCTGCTCAATTTAACAGTGGTCAAATTGGAGCATTTACTGAATCGATGGCAGCTGCACGTGGTGCTGCTCTTGACTATCAAGACACAGAAGAATTTAGAAACACTGCTATGTTGGGAGGTGTCACAGGCGTTTCCAATGCATTTGCCGAAGCAAGTGGTGCAGCTTTTGATTTTAAAAATGCAGTTGATGCAACTACAGGCGAAGGCCAAACTGCTGCTCAAGGCGAAGCAGAAATGCGTCGACAAGTTCAAGAACAACAAGTGCATCAAATGGAGCAAGTCACTGGTATATTTGATAGAACTATTGATATACAAGAAAATTTACGTGAAGTTTCTACTACTGTTATGGAAAACACAATTGGCAAACTTGAAGATGTAGCAATTGGTGCATTAGACAAAATATCAGCAGCAATGCCTTCAGCAGCAGATATTGCATCAGGGATTAATCAAGGTGTTGATGCATTATTTGACGTAGCCGGAATGGAAGATGCAAAAACTGCTAACGCAAGCAGAGATATTGAACGCAATAATTTGTTAGAAGGAATGAATTCAAATCTTGGACAGTTAGGCGAAGACATTATTGTATCAGATACAGAAAGAGCAAATGCAACAGATGCTACTATAAATGATACAGCTGAACAAGTAAGAACACGTATACAAGAATCAGAAGATAAAGTCACGACTACACAACAAAGACTAGAAGAAGCACAAGCAAGAATAGCTGATTTAACTAGTCAAGGATTTCAAGCAATGGATCCTCCAATACAAGCAGCAGCCGAAGCAGCAGAAGCAGCAAGGATAGCAGCAGAAGCTGCCGAAGCGCAAGCAAGTGCTGTGCGAGCTAGTGTAAGATCAGGACACGGCGGAAAATTATTCAGTGGAGGCAGAGCCAAAGGTGGCGGCATTGGTGCTAATGAATTTGCTATGGTAGGCGAAGCTGGACCTGAGTTTATTAGTGGACCAGCAAATGTTATGAGTGCTAACACCAGTATGGGTGTTATGCAAACACTTATGAAAAGTATTAAATCTTTGGATAGCAATGTTCAAGAAGTGCAATCAAACGTGGCAAATGAGATAAGTACTAGTAGTGCAGCACAAAGCCAGTCTATGAACGGTGAAAAATTGGATACTATGATAAATTTGCTTGGGCAATTAATTACAGTGGAAAATATGGCTGTTGGCACACAAAGAAAAACAATGAAAGCGACAAAAGGCCTATCAGGCAACATGTTGAGAGGTGTATAAATGAGTTGGAAAAAATACTTTACCCCAGTTCCAACTGCGGATAATAGAAGTGGTAGTTATTCACCATTTAGTTTAAAAGGCAACAACGGCGTAGGTCCTGCGGCTGCAAACTATTCATCTCATTTACCAGATGTGTATGTTGGCTCTCCTAATCGAATTGAACGTTATAATCAATATAATACTATGGATAGCGATAGTGAAGTAAATGCTGCACTTGATATCCTTGCAGAATTTTGTAGTCAAAAGAACAAACAGAACGATACACATTTTAATATAGATTTCAAAGGCTCGCCAACAAATAGTGAAGTACAGGTTATTGGGCAGTACTTACAGCAGTGGTGTAAATTAAATCAGTTTGAAACACGTATGTTTCGAACAGTGCGTAATGCATTTAAATATGGCGACCAATTTTTTATTAGAGATCCTGAAACACAAAAACTTTTTCATGTTGATCCTAGTCAAGTCACAAAAATTATTGTAAATGAAAGCGAAGGTAAAAAGCCTGAGCAATATGTTGTAAAGAATATAAACTTTTCTTTTGAATCATTGCAAGCAACACCTCTTAATACTACAAATAGTTATGGACCAGGCGGTACCAACGGTTATCAAACAGTCAAACAACAAGGTGGTACAGGAAACAACCATACACCTAGTGGCAATACTAATAGATTTTCACAAGAGCATGACGAAACTTATGTAGATGCAAATCATATGTTGCATCTGAGTATGAGTGAAGGCCTTGATCAAAACTATCCGTTTGGTAATAGTTTACTTGAAAGTATTTTCAAAGTATACAAACAAAAAGAATTACTCGAAGATGCTATTATCATCTATCGAGTACAACGTGCGCCAGAGCGCAGAGTATTCTACGTTGATGTGGGCAACATGCCTTCACACCTTGCTATGCAATTTGTGGAACGTGTTAAAACGGAAATACATCAAAGACGGATCCCATCCAAGACAGGAGGAGGAGCGAATGTTATAGACTCGTCATACAATCCTCTGTCAATCAACGAAGATTACTTTTTTCCACAAACTGCTGAAGGACGTGGTTCAAAAGTTGAAACACTACCAGGCGGTACTAACCTAGGCGAGATTGATGACCTTAGATATTTTACTAATAAGCTCGTACGTGGCTTACGAATTCCTAGCAGCTACTTACCTACAGGAGCCGATGACGGTGCAAGTCAATACAATGACGGACGAGTGGGTACCGCATATATACAAGAACTAAGATTTAACAAGTATTGCGAACGTTTGCAAAACATGATTGAAGAAAATTTTAATAAAGAATTTAAACTTTTCTTAAGTTCAAAAGGTGCAAACATTGACTATAGCATGTTTGACTTAAAGCTAACACCTCCGCAGAACTTTGCAGCATACAGACAAGCAGAACTTGATAATAATAGAATTAGTACATTCACAGGAATGGCAGCTATACCGTATATCTCAAACAGATTTGCACTCAAACGTTTCTTAGGATTGAGTGACGAAGAGATTGCCGAGAACGAACGTCTATGGCAAGAAGAAAATGATGAAAATCTAACAGACTTAGTGACAGATGACATGGCAGGTGAAATGCGTGGTGCTGGACTAAGTGGAGCAGACCTTGCAGGCGACTTAGGCGGATTAGAAGACGACCTTGGCGGCGACTTAGGTGGTATTGATGGTGGCGATGCCGAAGGTGTTGATACAAATACAGAAACAGATTTAGGCGGTGGAGATATTGGTGGCGACCAAACGGCGCAAACGATATAAATACATTATGATACTTAGAGAACTATATTATTTTAACAAAGAAACAATGGAACCGGAAGAAGACGAAACATTTGATTCTTCTGAAGATAAAAGTGTGATCAAAGTTGATGATGCACGTAAAAGTCGTCTAAGTCTCAAGGATATTAATCGTGCTCGCAGAGCAAGTGATAGTCACCGAGATCAAAAAGCAAAAGATCTAAACTACATTAGACAAATGTACGGATTAGCAGCACAGGCAGCCGCTGGTGGAATTTAATGGCCAGCAAAACAGCGTTTGTATTAGGCAATGGCACTAGCCGCAAAGAAGTAAATCATCACAATTTAAAAAAATACGGTACAGTTTATGGGTGCAATGCACTATTTAGAGAGTATGCTCCTGATCATTTAGTATGTGTTGATACCAAGATGGTGACTGAGATAAGCACTGCACAGTATCAAACCAAGCATAATGTTTGGAGTAATAGAAATAAACTAACCGAGCGTACACCTGGAATTAATATTATAGATCCAAACAAAGGTTGGAGCAGTGGACCTACTGCATTATTACTAGCTAGTCAACACGGTCACAGAGCAATATACATATTAGGATTTGATTACAAAGGCTTAGGAAAACAAAACGAACTAGTAAACAACATATATGCAGGTACCACTAACTATAAAGGTGTAAACGATAGAGCAACGTATTATGGTAATTGGCAAAGACAAACTATGATGTGTATAAATCAGTTTCCAAAGACTAAATACTACCGAATAACAATATCTGCAAGTGATTATATTCCTGATCATCTTAAAGATTTAACTAATTTATCGCATATC